TTCGCCGATATCTACTTCGTCTTCGCGCGCGATATCACCGGTCGAGTGGTGCATAGCGCGCTTCATACCAACCTGCTCATAGAGCTTGAGCGCTTCCCGGTACTCCTTCTCCTCCGCTGAAATCTGGAAGATATACCAGAGAATCCAGAGGACAAAGAGGACGATGACCATCAGCCATTCCATACCTTCGCCAGGATACAACGCCCCGATGTCCTGGGGATTGCTATAAGAGCTTAGTCCTGTAGACATTGTATTCTCCCCTTAATCTTTGGCGTAGGTGCGTTCGATGGTTTCGAACTCGGTTTCCTGCGGCGCATCGTAAGGATAGGCATCGCCTAGATCGTGTGTGTCGAGCCCAGCCAATTCCACTTTCTCCGGAATGCGCAGCATATTGAAGGCTTTGAGTATGCGGGCGACGATGTAGCACGGTATAAAGCCCAGTACCCAAAACATGATGATTGCACCAAGGAAGTTGCCAAGTGGGTTGATCATTGGTTTGCCATCCGCTGTGTCGAACAAGCCAATTGAGACTTCGCGCGCCGAATAATCACCATGCATCGGGTCGGCTGCGGGATAGCCCCACAACATGAAGCCGGCCACAACCACACCGAAAAAGCCGGCGTAGCCATGCACCGCTATGGCGCCCACCGCATCGTCGATCTTGAAGCGTTTCTCGACCCAGTGATGGATGACATACATGAAGACAACGCCGACGCCGCCGATCACGAAAGCCTGGATCGGGTGGTATAGATCGTTGCCCGCTGAGGCCGCAATGATGCCGCCCAGACCGCCAGAGTAAGTCCAGAACGGGTTGCCCTTGCTGACCAAATAGGCCGCCATCAATCCGCCCGAGAAGGACAGCAGGAAATTCAGCGTAATACCTGAAAGCGTTGTCGGCGTCAGATAAATACTAGTTGCTGAGAAAAACGTGCCGTCGCCGCTGAGATCCAGGATCGGCGCATTGCAGGCGGCGTAAAATCCCCAGAAGCCGGTAAAGATGAGGAATAACCCGATCGTCACCAGCCACGGATTGTGCGGTTTGATGGTGCGGACTTCACCGTTCGGCCCGAATTTGCCGATGCGCGGGCCGAGTACCTTAACAATGGCAAGCGCTGAACCGCCGGCGATGGCGTGCACGACACCTGAAGCGTAGGCATCATGATAGCCCAGGATTTGAACCATCCAGCCGCCCGGGTGCCAGCCCCAGGCTGCGTCAAGGATCCAGGTGAATGAGCCGATGATGACGGCAAATATGAGAAACGCACTGGTTTTGATGCGCTCAATCACAGCGCCTGAGACGATCGATGCCGTAGTCCAGGAGAACAGCAGGAATGCAGCCCAGAATACGCCCAGAATGTGGTCCTGCATATTCGGGCCCATTTCCGCGGCCCAGGGCAGAGCCCACCCGGCATCGGAGAAGTCGCCGCCGAAGGGCACATTGGGGAGGGCGAAATAAATCCACCAGCCGAAGAGGTAGAAGGTCACCGTCACCACCGGTATCAGCATGGTGTTCTTCATCAACGTATGAAGGACGTTCTTACGCCGGGATGCACCCACCTCGTAGGTACAGAACCCAGCGTGTATAAGGAACATCAATACCACCGTGATCCAATAGTAGGTCTCGGTGAAAATGGTGGTTAGGGCTGATAAGCCATCACCCATGCTAGCCTCCCCTGATTTTATTGCCTACGCACAAAATCCTAGTTTTTGGCGGATTGGCTTATTTAACCTTATTATCCCGCAGAATTAATTGTGCGGGCCTTTAAATATGATGTCCAGTTAATATTTAGCGAATAGTGACGGAGCAGCGTATAATTTGAATTTATCAGGACAAATTAATTAGAGAAAAATAAAACAATTACAGTGACTTGATAGCCATAAATTATGAATTACATGCAAGTTTACAAAGTTATAGAAGTGGCTGTTTCATATCGTTATTTGCAGCCGCGTGACCGGAGATGTGGTGGATTATCCCGATATTAATCTGATTTGTCTCAAGGAGGCGAGAATTTTTACTAATAAGCGCGGCAAATTCTAGTAATTATTATAAATTATTAAATTAAATAATTATTATAAAGTATTTAGTGTTAATTGGTAAAGAGATACCGCGGCGGCGTTTGAGACGTTCAGGCTGTGCATGGAACCGCCCAGTTTGATTGCTGCCAAGCTGTCGCAATTCTCCCGTGTGAGGCGGCGCAGACCGCTACCTTCGGCGCCGAGCACCAACGCTACTGGTTGTTTTAAGGCGTCGTTGCCGAGCGTCATATCGGCGCCCGAATCTAGGCCGGTTAGCCAATAGCCCATACCTTTTAATTGGCCCATCGCGCGTACCAGGTTCGTGACACGTACCAAGGGCACGTTTTCGAGTGCGCCGGATGCGGATTTAGCCAATACGCCGGTTGCGCTCGGCGAGTGGCGCTCGGGTATGATGACCGCACGCGCGCCAAAGGCGGCGGCAGAACGCAGGATCGCGCCAACATTGTGCGGATCACTAACCTGATCGAGTAGCACGACCGGCATGTTACTGCCGTCCGGCGCACAGCATTCCTCCAAATCGATTGCCGACAGGGGTGCGCATTGCAAGAGAAAACCTTGATGAACGGCGCCTTTAGGTAGTGCCAAATCGATTTCGCTGCGTGCGACCACATGGCTGGTAGCTAGCGCCTCGGCAATATCGCCTGCTTGTCTCGCCAAGGCAGCGTCTGCCGCGACCTCATTGGTGAGGGATTTCTTCGCCTCTTTAGTGAGCATTAGACGTTGTTTACGCCGCACCGGGTTGCCAAGAGCGGCCATAACGGGATGGAACCCATATATCAGCTCGGATTTGGCGCGCTTGGACGCGCCTTTGCCCTTGCTTTTCGGGGTATTTCGGGCGCTTCTGTCAGCGCCGTTTCGCGGCGCTTTCGGGGGGGGGCGATTTATTCGACTATTGCGGCTCATGGCAGGCGCCACTATATTGATAAATGGGTTATCAATCTAATGATTCCGAAGCGTTGAAACGACGGGCGAACGACATATTGCGTTCGCCCTGATTGTGCGTTGACAAACTTAAGTTTCTGCCCATTATGCGCTGTTCCGGACTCAGGAAATTCTGCGCTTTCGCGGAGGGGTGGCCGAGTGGTTAAAGGCAGCAGACTGTAAATCTGCCCTCATTAGAGTACGAAGGTTCGAATCCTTCCCCCTCCACCAGCCGAAAAAATCATTCAACATCAAGTAGTTAATCGCTGACGATCGGGTCCGCGGAGAACTATTTTTGTGTCCAAATTTTGGCGTCAGTCGCAAGCTAGTCGCAAGAATCTTTTTGCCGGTGCAGAAAATATTTTGTGAAATCTGCCGACGAGCCCTTGATAATATAACTGTAAAGGCATATATATGTAGTTATAGGCACACATAAACAACGGAGAAGATCATGTCAGTACACAAACAGGTTACACCGAAATGGCGCCCGAGCCGTAAACGCTGGGTCGTCGACACGCGCAGCCGCGGCGTCGTCAAGCATGACGGCAATGCCAAGGGCGGCGTCGAGTTCTTCGAGACGAAGGACGCGGCGCTTGCCGCAGCTGCTTTGGTCAATGCTGCCCAGGCGACCGGCGGCGTCATCACCGACGCCGAGTCCGGCACGCTCGAGGCGGCGTTTGTAATTTTCAAGGCGCGCGTCGAAGCACGGCGTGACGAGAAGAAGTCGATCTGCCCGCGCTACGCCCGCACCCTGATCAACGACGCTCGCGTCTGGCTGTTTGATGGCGACGAGCCGCGCGACACTGCCAAGCTAAAATGCAAGTCGATCACCTCGGCCGACTTGATTGCGATCATCGAGGATGCCGGCTGGAGCGTCGACAACGCCCGCAAGAAGCGCGCTGCACTGCGCGGCGTGTTTCAAGCGGCCGAGGATCAGAAGTGGTGCTTGCCGGCGAATCGTCCGACCGAGTCCGTTCACCTGGAGAATTCCAAGTACGACAAGACCGAGTTGGAAATCGAGGACGATGCCGCGGCCGAGCGGCAGATGATCGCGGCGTTCGAGCCGGCTAACATCCGCAGCATTTACGAGCACGCGATCGCGACACATGACGTGCCAGTCGTCGATAAGGATGGCAGCGTGCTGCGTCAGGCCGGCTGTATAGGGCTCACTATGATGTTCGCGGCGCTCACCGGCCTGCGCTGGGGCGAGCAGGCAGCGCTCAAATGGAAAAACGTCGACCTCGACCGCCGCCGTGTCAATGTTATGACCAGCATGCGCTGGGCCGACGGCGGCAGTTGGGAAGTCAATGTGCCGAAGCGCACCGCCAGCGTGCGTACAGTGCCGCTGACGCATGATCTCGTCGCTGCGCTCAAGGCGTGGAAGCTGCGCAGCCCGGCATCAGCTGCCGAGGATCGTGTGTTCATGGGGGCTCGCGGTGAACCTCTCACCAGCAGCAGTTATCATTTGCGCCTGCTGCACCACTCCTGCGATGCGGTGGACAGCATCCGCATTCGCTGGCACTGGCTGCGCCACTTTTATGCCAGTGTTCTGGTCGACGCCTACCGGCCGTCATCGGACAAAAATGATCTGAGCAATGACCGTACCTGGAACAAAATTTCTCGCCTCATGGGTCACGCCAACGTGCAGATCACGTTCAAGCATTATGTCCATTACCTGGATGATTGCGAGGCCGATGAGGAGCTCGCCGACGTGCTCGAGGCGCAGATGAACCGTCGATAGCCGCGCGCCAGAATGCGTCGAAGCAGAGATCGAGGTGAAGGAGATCGCCGGCGCCGTTCACAACCCAGCCATCCTGGGCGAGCGGTTTGCCACAATAAGCGCAAGGGTCAGTCGGGATTGCCGGCTGAACCTTGCGCTTCTTTTTCTTTTTGCGGGGCGGCAGCTAGACCTCTACGCCCTTTGAACGCAGAATGTGAAGCTCAACCGCCTGGTGAAGAGTTGTCCAGTGGCCGCGGGCCTTGCCGATCTGGTCAGGCTTGCGGCCGTAGATCGCTACGGCGTCCTTCGTCTGCCGGGCGCATTCGGGGCCGACACTGCGCCAAAGCTCCAGCACCGAGTCAAAGCCGTCAATCCATTCTGCCTGCTGGGTCTTGCGGTTGATCCGCACCTTGTTGCGAAACGCCGCCAGAATTGGATAGGTCGCGCCCTTGGTCAGCTGATAACTTGAGCCGGGAAGCGCGGCAAACGGGAAGCTGTAGCGGCCCTTCCGCTTCCAGCGAATGATGTCAAGAGCGCCGGCTTTGCCGAGCGCAGCCGTGTTGTAGACATCGCGAAAATTATGCTTGATGTAGTCGTGAAGGACTAGGGCGCCACGCAGCAGCGGCCGCAGCTTATGATAAGTTGAATCGTCGAGATTGTCTTTGTGGAAGTCGAAATCCGCCGCAAACTTGTTTGTTGCCGTCGAAATTTTCTCGTAAGCATGCACCGGGTGACGGCCCGAGTCGTTTGGATAGTCGATGATATTCACCGCCTCGAGAATGCAGATCACCTCGCGCACATCGACGAACCCCCGATCGCTTTCGTTCCAGGCAATCAAATTAAAATACATCTCGTTTCGAAGCTCGTCTTTTATCCAATCGAACTTGCCGTCGAGGTTTGCAAGGCTATGCGCCTTGACCTGGATGCCGGTGTTAAGCCCGCGCGACATATCTGTTCGGAGTGTTTGGCACACACCCGTGCGAACCTGGAACTCGACATACTGGTGATCGGGCAGCGCCTCGCCCTGCGCTTCGCAAATGATTGCATATGTGTGCGCGCCGTCGGCGATGCCTTCATCATCGGCGCAGTGGATCTCATAGTTGTGACTGTTGATCCTCCGCACCTTATTTGCCAAGCAAATGATGCCTCGGTTCATCAAGTCGAAGGAGCCGTCAACTGACCGATCGCGGCCCATCAGACTGTCTTGAACCTCCCGATAAACGCGCCGGTTTAAATTATTTGGATCGCGCGCGTTGGCGCCAACCGGAATGCCGGGCGGCAAATCCTTTGCACGCACGGTGAAGTGATGCTTGGTTATTTCTTTGTGAACTGGATGTTTCGAACTATAGGCCGTTTGAACAGTCAACCTAATTACGGTCATGTTTCTTCTCCTCCGATGTCAAATTGTGTAATCGCTCTGCGATCGAACCACCAATCGCGAGATAACCGACGGCGTCTAAATAATTATCAAGATTATGGACGCCGCCGTTCTTCCTGCGGGCAATCTTAACGAGTGCTAGATTGACCGCGACATCATCCGCCGAGAACTCGGCAGCGTTTGAATTCGCATTCCACAAATGTGAAATGGTTGTCATGTTCTCAAAATAATTGCCGTGATGTTTGCCGCGCTCTTTGAGAATTTCAGCGACCTGTATGAGCAAATCACTCGGCGTCATAGTTGCCCAGCCCCTCCAATTCTTTGCGGGTGAAATACCAGGCGCCGCCGAGCTTCACCGGGTTGAGCTCACCGCGATCGCGCATGCGATAGAGCTTGTAATAATTTGAACGCTTGGGGTTGCCGAATAGAAACAGCGCGGCTTCGCGCACCCCCAGCAGCTTGCCGGTTGAGTGGATTTCCTCGCGCATTATCTGAATTCTCCCCCATCATCATTGTCGTCCACCTCGGTGATCCGCTGGATATCGATCGACAGGTTGCCTGAGTCTTCCCATTCCCATACGCCGATGGAGTAGCGGCCCGCGGCGAGCTCAGCCCCGATGGTTACAGTGCCGTTCGACCACTTGGGCTTTTTGGAGCCAGGCGGGTTTGTGTTTTTGTGCAGGGTGATCGCCTTCTCGGTTACACTTTCGTAGTGTTTCATATCTTTAACTCTCTCTTTTGTTGAGCATTTCGTTTTTACGCCCATAATAGGCGGCAGATAATCGGTCCCATTGTTTTAAATCGGCTTCTTTCAACTCATCCCGCAGCTTCTGTGTTGTGGTTATCCATTCCGCGTGCTCAGCCACATGGCGGTGCTTTTGCATGCCCTCAATTTGATCTTTGACCCAGGAAGCCCAGTCGGGCTTGGCGTCGGATTTGTCGAACGGGATATCCTCGGCGACCAGTATTGGCTGATCGACTCGCGGTTTTTGATCGATCGCTACAGATGACCGGCGGTCGCTTTCGATCTCGTCGGCTGTCGGGTATTCGCCGCCATGTAAGCCAAGGCTGGCCAGCGCGCGGCCGATGGCGGATGATTCGCAGTTCTCAAGCGCCGACGCTTTATTGACCCCAAAGCCGCGCATCTCCTCGGCCAGCCCGGAGCCGATCGTGCGACCAGCGTCGTCGGTGACCAGCGCCTGGACCTGGACGCGCAGGTCGTCACTTGCCACCAGCGCTGTGGATATGCCGAATTTTAGACCGTAGGCGCGGCGAAAAAACGTCATGCGGTCTTTGACCATCATGTATTTTTTGCCACCTTTCTGGGCAACACCCACATGCTCAAGCTGCTCCTCGCACATCGTCATCAAATTTGCGTGATCAGAGATCGTCATTTTTATTCCATTCCCCCAACTGGCCAGGCACAAGGTTGTGCATTAATTTGTTTGATTCCAGCCGCACGTCATAGCGGCTGGGGTCTGAAAAACTTCTGCCGACGACCACGGCCTTGCCGTGTCCGATCACAATTACCTGATCGTGCAACTCGTAAACGGGGCCGGCCGGCATCATTTTTCAACGCCCCATTCGATTTCGTATGCGCTTATAAGTTGTTTTTGGACACGTTTTTGCTGCACATTAACGGCTAGTTGGTCGTCGCTGAGCTCAACCACTCGCGGCCATTTTTTGTTTGTCGCCGCGAAGTCGTCGCCGCATTCGATTTTCATGCGTGCGTTATAAAGTTTTTCCTGTTCCGCACTCAGCCAGCGCTGCACTATATGAAGTTCGTCAGTTGAGAAATTAGTCATTCATCCCCCACAGTTTTTTTGCTGCGATAAAAAATTCAGGGCTCGAATCTTTCCACATGAATGACGAAAAATCCGGCGATAACAGGGCGAAAAGTTCGTCTCGGTTTTCCGCCACTTGCATCAGCTTTTCGCGCTTGCGTGCGATCAGGCGCATACGTTCGAGCGCCGATCGTAGCCGTGCTTCGCTCAGTTCCTCGCAGTCGGTGCTGCTGAATACTCTGAAGTTTTTGCAGTTGGCATAGACCAGCTTGATGTCGACATGCTCGCGGGCTTCTCTGAGCCATGACCAATAGAATGCGACCTGAAGGACGTGCGCCTGATCGGGCTTGGCAGGAACGCTATTGATTTTCCAGCCGCGTTCGGTGGTCGAAGAGAGTTGCGGCCACTTTGTCTTTATCTCGATGACATCGCCGGTCTCGAGATCGATCTGCCCGATCGCCGGTAGCTCGCAGTCCGGTAGCTCGACACTGCACCATCGGCCCTCGGTGATCTGGTTGGCGCCGGCGGTGGCTTCACGCACGCCTTCAAGCGTGTTGGCGCAGGTCAACTCGAAGATCGTGCCAGTTACATCCGTTTTGGGTATTTGGTACTCAGCGTTGCGGATAATACGCGTTTTCTCTGCATCGGCAGGGATGTGCGCGACCGGCTCGTGTTCATCATAGCGAGCGAGGGCATGGCGGTATGCTTCGCCTTGCGGCACATCTTTGGCGACGACGTCGGTGACATAGTCATGCACGCAGATGCCGGCGTGCGGCGCCACAGGCCAGGGGTTGCGTATTTTGTTCGGACGCGCGAATGACTTCTCAAAAAATTCAAGGCAGTCTGGGCGATTTGTTCCCGAAGGCGAGTGCGCTGTGAAATTAAAGAGCGCTGCCCATTCGGGCGTTTTATCAAAAGACACTGCTATCCTCCCTGCCGATCCCGGCAAAGAAGATAGCCTACCTAATCAAAATATGTCAAATTTGTTACAAAAATAAACTTAATAAGGCACATTTATCTTTTATTCTGGATTTAACTAGCTTCCTGATGGTCATGTCCGACGGGCGTTTTGCCGTTTTTCTTTTTCCGCAGCGCGGGTTCGTGCGGCACATTATCAGAATCAGAGGTTATGCCCAGGTCAGCCGCGCTAACCGTTATGTGAATATTAAGATCACCGGCAGTTCCGCGCGCGACTTTGACTGCACCCGTATTGATTTCACTGGCGGTTGGCCTGCCGCCGTTTAAGATGAGGTCGTCGAGTGTACATTTATAAAGTTTGGCCAACTGTTTTATTCGGTCGATGCCAGGCATTGTTTCGTCACGCTCATAGCGGCGGTACGCCGGCGCGCTGAGTCCAATTTGTGCCGCAACGTGATCGCCGGTCATGTTAGACGCCGTGCGTGCCATTCTGAGGCTCGCGCCAATCGTGTATTCTGCTGAGTGTTTTTTAGTCATAATAAACCCTTGTTTAAAACTATTTAGGGATGGGGGTGTTGGAGTTTTCCCACTTTCCAGTGGAGAGGCGTCCCAAGACGGCCGCGTGCTGTGCTTGAATGTCCCCTGCCTCCTGGACCAACCAGCTAATGAGCTCAAGAAATCTATAAATCGCCACTCGCGTCGGCAGCAAAAGATCGGGGAACATAAGCTCCGGCTGATGGGGCTTGGAGGAAGGTAGGTTGTTGGAGAAGCCCAACGCCGGCTCCGTATTTTCTTGTCGGCGTGACCCGCCGCCGGCCTGCCGCTCGGCGAGGCCGTAATTTACGAGCGTCTGCACATGTTGGTCGAGCGTTATCGTTCCGTAGTTACTTTGGAAATAGTCTGGTTTTTGGCTTATGCGGACGTGCATCCCCTGATATTCTGGAACCTGACCGACCAGTAATTCCACCAACTTGTCGGTCGAAAGCGCGGTCCCCCAGCACCAACTTGACGTGATCATTTGACAGACAATCACCGTTTGCAGGGACGCAACTTCCATTAACACCGCGGTTCCAGTTCGCGCGTAGTTCAAGTTGTCCTGTGTCTGCTGATGGGAGAAATTATAAAAGTAGGCGGCTGGAAATCGCGACAGCTCTGCCTGCCTCTGATCGACATACGGGTTTCGGGCGTATCGGTTATGAAAGCAAAAGTAGCTTTGAAGCAGTGATTTTACAGCGGGGTCAGCTAGTGGGTCGGTTGTTACTTGGCCAGCTGTTTCTGAAGTAGGCGTCGAATATGCGCTAAATGGTATTACGTTAGACAATGTGATCACCCCCCTATTTATGCCGAATGTTACGCGGTTGTGACCTGTTGTACCTCCGTGTTGGTATAAGTGCAACTGAGATGTTGTTTGCGGCTGATAATGTGCTAATTCGTATTGATGCTCGAAGCTGAAATTCAGATGGGTATTTGCCAGTGGCTGGCGGTTGCGCTGCCTGCAAATGCGCTCGTGCATCACAGCCCCAACGAAGGCCGTCATAGCGTGCAATATCGCGTTAAGCAGAAAAGGCTGGGCATGACTCCTGGCTGGCCGGACCTGGAGATATTTGTGCCGGCCGCCGCCTGGTTCAACCCGCCTGCCTGGGCGCCGATCTTCTTCGAAGTGAAGACGGCAAAAGGCGTGATCAGCAAGAATCAAGGCAGGGTCATCAAAGGCTTAGCGGCGATCGGTTGTTATGTGTCTGTCGTCCGATCGATCGACGAGGCGAGAGACGTGTTGGTAGATTTGGTAAAGCTCAATGCCAGCTGATCCGCGGCCGCATCCCAACTCGATAGTAAAGTTCCGCATGCGCGCCGGCTGGAGCGTCCGCGAGGCTGCGATGGCTGCGAAGATGGATGCGTTCACTTTTGCCGGCGTCGAACGTGGCGAGATCAACCTACATGACGGCCGTGCCGTGACGCTGGCCGAACTGTTCAAGTGTACAATCGATGAACTGCGGGCGCCGTGCATTGCGCCTGGCATTGCACCTCGCCCGGTGGTCAAGGCTGAATCGCGAAAGAATCATAAAGGAGGCCGCGGCCGCTGGGCCGGCCGGCTGAAGATACCGGCCAAAGCGCATCCTCTAGTGCGCGAGATGTTCGAATTACTTAATGATCAGCGCATGGTGATCTCCGACATTGCCGACAAATCAGGTGTGCGCGCCGGCACGATCAGCGACTGGCGCTATAGGCGATCGCCGACCGTCGTCACCTTCGAGGCGGCGTTGAATGCCTTGGGCTTCGAGTTGGTTATTAGGCGCCGGAAAGAATAGGGCGTGCATGTGTCATAGCGTAGAACGGCCATACAGCCGCGTCAGCGCGTGTAACTGTAACGGTAGGTGTTGTAACCAAAATGGTAGAAACGTCCCTGGTCTCGCCTCTGGCGGCGTTCTAGGGCTAACCAAGGGCGGTAGAATGGAAATAGACGACAAGCAAGCCTTAATCCTCAAAGCAGTGTCAGATCATTGGGAGTTGTACGGCCAAGGGCCGACACACGACGATATGTCACGATCGCTGAACGCTAGTAAGTCGATGGTCGAGTGGCATATGCGTAAATTGCTTGCGGCCGGCATGCTCACTCGGGTGCCTGGCAGGCATTACGATTTGCGGGTGACCGAGACTGGAGCGGCGGCGCTTTGACCCTCCAAGTGCTTTCCCTTGGCGCTGGAGTGCAAAGCACCGTGATGGCGCTGATGGCGGCTCATGGCGAGATCAAGCCGATGCCTGACTGCGCGATCTTTGCCGACACGCAGTTTGAGCCTGGGAGCGTTTACGCGCATCTCGACTGGCTTGAAACCCAACTACCGTACCCCGTCTACCGTGTGACTGAAGGTGATTTACGGGAAGAAACTTTGCGCGGCGAGAACAAGTCGCTAAAGAACTTTCAGCCAATCCCATTTTTTACAGTGAGAGACGGTAGCCGAGGAATAGGTCGCCGCGAATGCACCAACCATTACAAGATCAAGCCTATTCGCAAGAAAATGCGGGAGCTGCTTGGTTTGCAAAAGGGCGAGCGAGCCAAGGGTGTGGTTGCTTATTCTTGGTTAGGAATTAGCACTGACGAGGCGGCGCGGATGAAGCCGTCGCGTGATGCGTGGATGCAAAATATCTGGCCGTTAATTGATGCCGGAATGTCCCGTCAGGACTGTGTTCGCTGGTTTGAAAAGCGTTATCCGCTGCGTCCCTTGGCTAAGTCAGCGTGTATTGGATGCCCGTTTCACAATGATTCGCAATGGCGCGATATGAAAATGAATGACCCGCAGGCGTTTGAAGAGGCAACTACGTTTGATGCGGAAATTAGAGACGGAAAAGATAAAGACGGCGTTTATGTTGCGCGGTTTTTACATCGGTCATGCAAGCCGCTGGACGAAGTTGATTTCCGCAACCTGGAGGATATGGGGCAGATAAATATGTTTAACGAAGAGTGCGAAGGGATGTGCGGGGTCTAGGCGGCATGTGGCTTAGTCACGATGCCACGTTACTGAGGTACGAGCTTGTCATAGCGATTGACAACGAGCTCCCCGAGGCGCTGCTCGAGGAGCGTGTCGCCGATCGGCTTACTGGCACGTTTAGGTCAGCTGTGGATAACTTAATTGCGTGTGGTTTTGCAAAACGTGAGCGGCGCATAGAAGCTGCTAATTCAGAAGCTTCTAATAGAAGCTTCTATATATGTGCAGCAATAGAAGCTTCTATTAGAAGCGTACACCCCGAAACTACTAAAACTAAAAGAAGCTTAGAAGCTTCCACTTCTAGAAGCGCATTTATTCGAAGCGCAATCGATCGCCGCAATTTTAACGGCGATTACCAAGCGGTGGTGAGCGGCAACAAGCCGCGACGTGATCCGTTGCAGCAATTTGCTGCCACGCTGTCACGCTCCAATGCCGCGGACTTTTTCGCACAGGTATCAAGGCTTGATGATAGACAGATCGCCGATCTCAAACGTCGAATTACACCAGCTGCTCTTAGAGGCCGCAGAAACTGAGCGGCGCCTACCAGCAGCGATGATGAAGCCGCAGGGCTGTTATTGGCCCGAGGTGCTGCCCGACTGGTTGGCATATGCCGATGATTCGGAGCCACGCTTGTCGCCGGCTAATGTTCGCCAGGTCGATGACTACGATCTCACGTTGCGCATCGTGCTGAGCCAGCCCGACAACGATCGAAGGCGGCTGATGTGGGCCGCTGCTCATAGTGCCGTGTTCCGACAGCGGGGCATTGCATGGCGAAGGATTGCCAAGATCAGGCATTGTCATCCAGCCAAGGTCAAAAGAGATTACGAAGCAGCGCTGGTCGACACTGTGCTCAGATGGAATGGCGATCGATGACCTCGAGCGCAGAGCGGTGCGGAGCATACGCCAGGTCTACCGGCAAGCCCTGCCAAGCTCCCGTTGTTGAAGGCAAGAGACGCTGCAAATTGCATGGTGGGCTTTCGACAGGGCCACGCACGGCAGAGGGTAGGAAGCGAATTAGTGAAGCGCAAAAGCTGCGCTGGAACGCTGAGCAAATTAACTTGGCATCAAATTAGTCATGTACTTTTGCCGCACCTTGTGCAGTTCCGGTTGCGAACGTCACCAAATGGGGCATTCTTTTTGCACGCTGCCATTGTGGTCCTCCGAGCCCGGCAGCTGACATTGAGACTTCTCCCTCCCTGCGGGGCGCCGACTCACCATCGGCGCCCCGTTCTCTTGAGGATATATTATGGCCCGCATGATTGATAAGCCGCGGATGCTGCTGATTTGCGACGAGCTCGCGAAGGGCAAGTCGCTGCGGAGTATCTGCGACAATAACAAGGCGCAGCCTCATTGGGTGACTGTCTTGCAGGCTGTACAACGTGATGATGATCTCTACGAAATGTACGCCAAAGCTCGTGCGATCGGCGCCGAGGTACTGGCTGATGAGATGCACGACCTTGCCAGGCAACCGCTGCCGGACGATCTAGAGTCGAAGCATATGAATGCTGAAGTGCAGCGCCGTCGCCTCGAGGTGGACACGTTGAAGTGGACGTTCGCCAGGCAACAGCCTCGCGGCGTGAGGCATAAAGCGGCCGACGTTGATGCGCCTAGCCAGGTGACGTTGGTCTGGCAGGTGGATAACGAAGACGAGCCAGCCAAGCCCGGTGAGGTTGTCAAGCTGGTGACCAGCGAAGGCGACGAGGTGTCATAGTTTGTTCCTGTTGTGTTCTTTATTGGAGAACGAAGATGAGTGAGTGCAAGTGCAAGGAGTGCGGCTGCGGCCGGCGTAAGTGATGCCGAAGCTTGGTGACTACAGCAGCAGTGCGAAGCCGCGCAGCAAGTATCAGCGGAAGTACAACAGCAAGCATAGGCCGGACAATGCCAGCCGCAAACGTGCACGGCGTATGCTGGAGAGCTCAGGTTCTGCTAAGCCTGGTGACGGCAAGGATGTTGACCATCGTGACGGCAACCCAAAGAACAACAGCCGCAAGAACTTGAGGATGCGCAGCAAGTCAGCCAATCGCGGTAGCTACTGATGCCGGCGATACGGGACAGGCTGGTCAGGCAGCTTAACGCCAAGGGTCATAGCAACGACGCAGCGTATGCGATCGCTACTGCCAGCTTGCAGAAGTCAGGCAACTTGAAGCCAGGCAGCAGTAAGGCAACAGCTCAAGGCAAGCGGCGTGGCAAGCAGTCACCGGAGCAGAGAGCCAAGGCCAGACGTAAGAGAGCGATGCTGAGTTGATGGTGATCAAGCAGAGTTTAAGAGACACATCATGCATAGCAACACGCGCGACTTAGATACTTAGCAACCTAATCATTAGCATGCTAAGTATATCAACCAGTACGAACCAAGAACATAGGCACCCCGCCGGAACTTTTGAAATTGTTTGGCGACTGGGCTGCGACTGATCGAGGCTAAGTCATTGATATTGCAGGGCTGGTCGGCAGACTTAGCATCTGCACCGCCAGAAAATAAATGTTTCTTTTCCCTGGCCGGACCCCCCGTACCCCCAAGCGACCGGGCGCCGGCTTATAGAACGTATACATAGGCAAAGCATGGAGCCGCTCGCACACACACACCTCCGCTACGCAGCATGGAGCGTCGACCTGCCGCCGCATGGCACCGGCTTGTCCATCCTGATCGACGGCTTCCGCAGCGATGAAGACGCGCAGGCGTTCCTGCAATTCCTGCTGCCGGACGCGGCATCGCCCGACTTCACGGTGCTGCATTGAAAATAGCCATACCCTACAAACCGCGCCCTGGACAGGCGCAGCTGCACGCTGAGCTTGCCAAGCACCGCTGGGCGGTCGTTGTCTGTCACCGCCGCTGGGGCAAGACGGTAATGGCGATAAACCATCTGCTGCGCGATGCAATCATGTGTCAGCGCAGCCGGCCGCGGTTCCACTACATATCGCCCACCTATCGCCAGGCCAAGATGATCTCCTGGGATTATGTGAAGGAATTTGCCAGCAAGATACCCGGCGTCAAGTTCAACGAGACCGAGCTCCGCTGCGACCTACCCAACGGCGCCAGGATCACCCTCCTGGGCGGTGACGACCCCTCCAGGCTGCGCGGCATCTATTCCGATGGTGTGGTCATGGATGAGGTCGCTGACATGCCTGAGAGCGTGTTTCCCGAGGTCATACGGCCGGCGCTCGCCGATCGCGGCGGTTACGCCATATTTATTGGCACACCGCGGGGCCATAACGCCTTTTGGGACTTGTGGCAGCTGGGGCAAACGGAAAAGGGCTGGTATCGCGCCATGTTCAAGGCGTCGGAGACCAACATCCTGGCCGAGGAAGAGCTCACGGCCGCTCGCGGCGCGATGACACAGGAGCAGTATGAGCAAGAATTCGAATGCTCGTTCATCGCGGCTGTACCCGGTGCGATATTCGGTCGCGAATTACAGAAGATCGAGGAAAAGGGCCAGATTTGCCATGTGCCATACGACCCAGGACTCAGGGTCGACACGCACTTCGATCTCGGAATTTCGGACGCGACCAGCATTTGGTGGACACAGTCGGCAGGCAAAGGCGCCATACACGTTATTGATTTCTTTGAAGCGCGTGGCGAAGGCCTGCCGTTCTACGCCCGCATACTGGACGAGAGAGGCTATCTCTATGGTACGCACCATGCCCCGCACGATATCGAGGTGCGCGAAATGGGCTCTGGAAAGAGCCGCCGAGAGATTGCGTATGATCTGGGTATCAATTTTCGGGTAGTGCCAAAGCTACCGCTTGAAGATGGCTTACATGCCGCCAAGCTGATGATTTCGCGCTGCTGGTTCGATCGCGATAATTGCGACAAGGGTCTCGAGGCGCTGAGATTTTACCATCGCAAATATGACGAGCGTAACCGGACCTTCAGAACATCGGTCACGCATGACTGGTCGAGCCACGCCGCAGATGCGTTCAGATACGCCTCGATCGCGCTGCGCGACAATGACCGCAGCGGCCCGCCGCCGCAGAATTTCGCCAATAATTCATACAACCCACTGGAAAATTACGAACAGCAGGCCGCGATATGAGTACATTATTTAGCAGTCCGAAAATGCCGGCACCCCCGCCGATTCCACCACCACCGCCGGCAGCGCCTTTCAAGCCGGTCGAGGCGGAAAGCAGCGAGTCCGCGGCAGAAAAAGAGCGGATGAAGCGGCGCAAGGGCATTAGTTCGACGATCTTGACCGGGCCGCAAGGTTTGCTGCCGGAACAAATGCCGGTGAGCGCGCCGGGCCTATTGGGAGGGTCTGAGTAGTGCCTGCCAACAATCCCAGCGGTAAGCCCTCGCCATCCTCGATCTTGCGGAAACAGGCGATTGCGGCGGGCTGGAAGGTTACCGACCATCCCATCGCCGGAACCATTTATAATAATCCAAAGACAGGCGAACGCCGCACGTCACCGCCGCTGCCGTCTGGCTGGAAAACGGTCGAGACGCCAGCCGGCAGCCGCTATGTAGGCGCGGACGGAACAACTTCTGCTTCCATGCCAACAACACCATCCATCGCTACGGCGGCTGCTGGCGCCGATTCCGACGCCGCCGGCAAACCGACGGGAAGCGTTAAACCCAGGCCGGTCGTCTCGGCCAGGGGGCTCTTGGGGACTAATGAAACCCCCGCGGCGTCTGGCGGCGCGCAGATGTTGACCACGCCGTTCGGCGTTATCAACGGGACGCCGGTGAAAAAGAAAAAGTTGTTAGGGAGCTAACCGCACCCCCGCGAAACAACCCGCATTCGAATTGCAACCCGCCTTTTGGCGGGTTTTTTATTGGGAAAAAACACACATGGCAGCTGACAAAACAGCGTTGATGGTTCTGCGCCGGCTCGATCGGCTGAAGAAACAGCGCAAGACCTGGGAAAGCCATTGGCAAGAGATTGCCGACTATATGCGGCCCAGGAAAGCCGACATCACCAAAAAATCGCAGACGCCTGGCAACAAACGCAGCGAGCTCATCTTCGACGGCACCGCGATCAACGCGGCCGAGCTCCTGTCGGCAAGCTTGCACGGCATGCTCACCAATATGTCGACGCCGTGGTTCTCGCTAAGATTTACCGATCCGGCGATCAACCAAGAGGACGAGGCCAAAGAATGGCTCGAGGCGACAGAAGACGTGCTCTATGCCGCGTTTCATCGCAGTAATTTTCAAGAGCAGATACACGAGCTCTACGATGACCTGATCCTCTTTGGCACCGCCGTGATGCTGATCGAGCCTGATAAGGAGGAATCGTTCCGCTTTTCGACGCGTCACATCGCGGAGTGCTATTTGGCCGAGGATGAAAACGGCCGCGTCGATACGGTGTACCGCCAGTTCCGCATGTTCGCCCGCGCAGCTATAAGCCAGTTCGGCGCCGCTAAAGTGGGCGACACAATACTAAAAACCGCCGAGCGCGATCCGTACGAGCAGGTCACCATCCTGCACGTCGTTATGCCGCGCGACGATCGCGACGTTCGCAAGATCAATAAAACAAACAAGCCGTTCGCGTCGTTCTACATCGAGCCCGAGGAAAAGATCGTGCTCAGCGAGAGCGGCTATGACGAAATGCCGTACGTTGTGCCGCGTTGGCTCAAGAGCAGCTACGAGCTTGGCTACGGAAGATCGCCTTCCATGAACGCGCTGGCGGATACCAAGGTGCTCTCAAAGATGTCGGAGATCACCCTGCGTGCCGCGCAGAAACAAGTCGACCCGCCGCTGATGGTGCCTGACGATGGCTTCATGCTGCCGGTTCGCACCGTGCCGGGCGGGCTTAACTTCTATCGATCGGGAACCCGCGATCGTCTCGAGCCGCTCAACATCGGCGCCAACAATCCCTTGGGCCTGCAAATGGAAGAGCAGCGCCGCCAGGCGATCCGCGCAGCCTTCTATGTGGATCACCTTGTGCTCTCTCAGGGACCACAGATGACCGCTACAGAGGTGTTGAGTCGCACCGAATCGGCAATGCGAATTCTTGGCCCTTCTCTCGGCAGATTGCAAGCAGAGCTTCTCCAACCGCTGATCGGCAGATGCTGGAACATCATGCTGAGAGGTAAAAATCTACCCGTCGCGCCGCCGATGCTCAACGCCGCTTCAGTCGAGATTGAATATGTGTCTCCGCTCGCCAAGGCGCAAAAGCAGACCGAGGTGCAGGCGATGGTCCGTATGCTCGAACTGCTCCAGCCGCTCATGGGGCTCGATCCGGGGATCGTCGATCACATTGATTCCGACGGCCTTGCCAAGCACGTCATCAAGGTGCTCGGTATTCCCGCCAGCGTCACCCGCGGCGAGCGTGAGGTCGCTGATATCCGAGCGCAGCGCCAACAGCAGCAGCAAGAGCAAGCCGAGATGCAGCAGGCTATGCAGGCAGCGGAAGCTGCCGGCAATGCAGCGCCAGCAGTCAAGGCGGTCGACGGCATGTCTGACGAGACCGGCATGGCGTTGCAGGCGATTGCCGGCGGCGCAGCTGCATGATCAGCCCCGAGGATTTAAGGGCAACTTACAAGGCGCTGTTCAATACGGATGACGGGCAGATCGTCTTGGATGATTTACAGCGGCGGTTTCACATTCACACTCTGGTGCATGCCGAGCGGTGTTGTGATTCCGCCTTCAATGATGGGCAGCGATCAGCAGTGCTGCTCATTCAAAACTTAATGCGCGACGTAAAGGAGATTGATTACGATGGCTGACGAACAGGTAGCGGTTGCTCCGGTTGAGACCGGGGAGGCACCGTCTGATGCAGTAGTTACATGGAAAGATGATCTGCCCGAGGACATCCGCGGGCATCAAAGCCTCGAGACGTTCACCGACGTGGGCGCGCTCGCTAAATCTTACGTTCACGCGCAGAGCATGATCGGTGCCGACAAGGTGCCGGTGCCGGGCAAGTGGGCGGACGAGAGCGATTGGAACGAGGTCTATGATCGCCTCGGCCGTCCGAAGGAAAGCGACGGCTACGAGCTCGACTTCTCAAAGACGCCGGAAGGCGCCGACGTTAATGATGACTTTGTTGCCTGGTTCAGAGACGCGGCGCACGGCGTCGGTCTCAACAACAGTCAGGCGCAACAACTCAGTCAAGCTTATGTCGAATTTGCCGCCAACATGATGGACGGCTCGACGGTCGATGTCGAAGGCGCCAAAGCGCAAACGGTGACCGAGCTCAAAAAAGAGTTTGGCAACGCCTACGATGAGCGTCTCGGCCGCGGCAATAATTTTCTCACCGAGTTCGGCGAAGATGGCCTGACCGATCTGGTGCTCGAAGGCGGCATACCGCTTCGCGATCACCCGTCGTTCGTCAAAACGCTGATCAACGCGGCGAGTTGGATACACGACAACGTGTCTGAAGACAAAGTCATCGGCACAGGCGAGAGTAATGCGATGACGCCGGCCGAGGCACAGTCCGAGATCAACGAATTACAGCGTCCCGATTCACCATACTGGGACCGCAGTCACCCGCAGCACGCCGATTATGTGCAGAAGGTGCAGAGATTAATGCAGGAGATTTTTCCAGAGGAGGAATCTGCCGCTTAATTGTCATAGCGAGGCGTCTGCCGGCAACCGACATTTGTCGACCGGCGGGCAAATCGACATGACACAAAGCCGAGACAAGCATGTAGCCCTCGCAAATCCAATGCACAGGTCCGTCATGTGACGGGTAGCCGCTGAACCACTCGTGAAAGGAGGTACTCCATGAGTACTGCAATCACGACTGCCTTCGTTCAGCAATTTAGCGCTAACGTGCAAATGCTGTCACAACAGAAAGGTAGTCTCCTTCGACGAGCTGTCCGCGAAGAGTCCGTAACTGGCGAAAAAGCATTTTTCGACCAGGTCGGCTCGGCGGTGGCTCAAAAAAAGACCAGCAGGCACGGGGACACCCCGCTTGCTGAAACGCCTCACAGTCGCCGGATGGTGACAATGGACCACTGGGAATATGCTGACCTTAACTTTAGGGCCGCTGCATAGAAATATGCAGGCAACAACTGGGTGAATTGCTGGGAACTCTCTCCGAGACAATCAGCAGCCAAGCCGCGAGAGCGGAAGGTTCAACGACTATTCCGAAAGGAAGTAGGGCCGAGCGGCCCGAAGCGCCCAGCACCCGAAAGGGTGAAGATATAGTCTCATCTATGCGGTGACGTATAGCAGCCGAAAGGCGGGGCTGAACTCGCGACTCAGCTTGAAGATCATGTATCGACGATTCCGATAAGGTCCAAATGCTCATCGATCCGACAAGCTCGTATGCAAACGCAGCCGCGTTTGCGATCGGGCGGGCCGTCGACGACGCCATTATTGACGCCGCCGATGGTACATCACTAACAGGCAAAGCCGGTGCGACTTCCACCAGCTTGCCAGCAGGTCAAATCGTTGGTGTTGGGTCGCCAGCAGCTGGCCTTTCAATAGCGAAACTGGTCAATGCCAAGAAAATTCTTGACCAGAACAATGTAGACCCGTCGATCAAGCGGTTCATCGCTGTTCATCCCGAGCAGATCGAAGACCTCTTGAACGATTCAACCGTGACCTCTGCCGACTTCAATACTGTGAAGGCATTGGTACAGGGCGAGATCAACACGTTTATGGGTTTTGAGTTCATCACTTCAACCCGGTTGAATACCAACGCTTCATCTCAGCGCCAGGTTCTGGCGTGGGCCGAAGACGGTATTACGCTGGCGATGGGCAAAGACCTGATGACTGAGATCGGCCCCAGAGCAGATAAGAGCTACAGCACACAAGTTTATGTGTGTTCTTCATTCGGCGCCACGCGCATGGAAGAAGAAAAAGTAGTTCAGATTCTGTGTTCGGAATAGGGGAAATGACATGGCAAATGTAAATCAAGACTTAGTCACGAATTTCCTCGCCAACCCACAGGTAATGAACCCTAGCCGTACTTTGCACGGCCGGATGCGCGTTGCCTGCGGCACGATTGCACTGGCAGCGGGCGATCTATCCGCTGGCGATACGATCATGTTGGCTCCGATTTCAACCAATGCAGCTGTTGTGAGCATCAAAATCTACAATGATGATCTCGACAGCGGCTCAACCGTGACAATGCACGTCGGTTTATATACTGCCGATGGAAATGTTACGGCAAAAGATGTTGACTGTTATTGCAGTGCAGATACGAGCTTACGGGCTGCGGTGGTAACAGGTACGGAAGTCGGGTTTGAAGCCCGCAACATCAACCTGATGGGACAACGTGTCTGGCAAGACGCTGGGGATACCAGCGATCCAGGCGGTCACTATCTGATAGGTGTCGAGACCGATGCTGCTGGCGATACCGGCGGCGACCTTTCGTTTTTGATTACCTACGTTGTTGACTAGTTAAGGAGTTGGGGAGAGGCACTTGGCGCCTCTCCCCATCGACTTTTGAGAAAGAGAATAGAAAAGATATTTTCAACGGCAGAGGCCAACGAGCTCACGACCACGCTCGCTGGCAAGCTCGGCCGTTTGCCGTTCGACGCCGGCAGCATCCCGAAGATTGTCGTCGAAATGTTAAGCCTCGGCGCCGCGGTCACACCAAAGAGCTACGCGACGATCGAGCGTAATGCAGGCGGCCACGACTGGCACTTTGACACCGGCGACAGCAATCACATGCCCTGGTGCCGGATGTCGGCCTCGGTCGGATTGACGCCGCCAAGTGAATTTGTCGGCGGCGAGTTTCAGTTTAACGACCCGTTTGAAGAGATTCGAACCCATTACCTCGATGCGCTGATCTATACCAACGATCAGATGCATCGCGTCCTGCCCCATGAGGGCAACCGAATTGTTTTGCTTATATTTCTAGGAGAGAACGATGGCGAGTGAAGTCGACATCATAAACAGCGCGCTCAACATGGTTGGCGCGACGAACATCATAGCGCGAAGCGAAGACAGTAAGTCGGCGCGGGTCACCAACCAGCGTTTCGATTATGTTAGAGATGCCGTGTGCCGGGCTCACCCGTGGAATTGCCTGATCACCCGCCGCACCCTGGCGTCAGATGCTGCCAGCCCGACATTTGGCTTTACGAATCAATACACTCTTCCGACCGATCCTTATTGTCTGCGCGTTCTTCGCCTTGATTATCTCGATGTCGACTTTCGGGTTGAGGGTCGCAAGATTCATTGCGATGAAGATACGCTGAATTTGATTTACCTGGCGAGGATCACCGACCCGAATGAGTGGGACCAGCTGCTCATTGAGTCGATCGCGGCACGTCTTGCCGCTGACACGGCGTTCGCCTTGGTGCAGTCGACCTCGTTGGTCGCCACGCTTTATTCGCTGTACGAAACCAAGCTATCGGAAGCGCGATTTGTTGATGCCACTGAAGGCACGCCAGGCGCGATTCAAAACGTGACGGTCAGCGGTTCTATTCAGACCGACACTTTGGTTAACGCAAGGCTTTAAGAGATGGCGCGCGCTAATTTTGCCTTCTCGGCGTTCACGGCTGGAGAGCTCTCGACTCGCCTGACCGGCCGGGTTGATCTGAAAAAGTATTTTACGGGGTGCGAGACCCTCGAAAACTTTCTGCTGCACCCGCACGGCGGTGCGTCACGCCGTCCCGGCACAACCTATATAGCCGATGCCAAGTCGGACGCAGCGGTCTCCCGCTTAGTCGGATTCGAATTTAATGTTACCCAGGCTTATTGCCTGGAATTCTATAATAACGGCTTTCGCATATTTAAGGACGGCGGGCAGGTGGTTGCGGGATCGCCGGCGGCGGCGGTCGAGGTGACGACGACATATACCACTGCGCAGCTGAGTGCATTGAAATTTGCGCAATCGGCCGATGTCATGTACGTCGCGCATCCAAGCCATCCTGTGCGCAAGATTGCTCGCACCAGTCATACCGCCTGGACAATTACGGATGTCGACTTTGCCCGCGGCCCGTTTCTCGATGCCAACACAACGACGACCACGCTGACGGCGAATGGTCGGACTGGCAGCGGCGTGACCGTGACAGCAAGCGCATCAACAGGCATTAACAGCGGCACTGGCTTCACCACAAACGATGTCGGCCGCTTGGTTAAACTGCATCACGGTTATGCCGAAATCACCGCACGGGCGAGCGCTACCAGCGTCACGGTGACTGTACAGGAAAACGATCTATACACCGCTGAGATCGAGCCGGCCTATGCGGCGACGACACTGAGCTTTGTCGAGGGCGACCCATCAGCAACGGGCCTGGAACACAATGACCGCATCGTCGATACGGCAAAGGGTTTCATTAAGCAGGGCTTCCTCGACAATATGACCATCACGGCCAGTGGAACGAGCTCCAACAACGGCGATTATCTCATCGTCAAGGTTACCGAGGACACGCTGCTAGTAAGCCCGTCGGATGATGTGGCCGCGGAAAGCGCCGGCTCAAGCTTCACGTTAGTTGGCAAACTTGTTGCGGACGATGAATGGGCGCTCGGCGCCTTCTCGCCGCAGACCGGCTATCCCAGTTCGATCACGTTTTATGAGCAGCGCCTGGTGCTCGCCGGCACAAGTGATCAGCCGCAGACGGTCTACTTTTCGGTCACGGCGGATTTTGAAAACTTTAGCGCCGGCACTGACGACGATTCCGCGCTGATTTACACGCTGGGTTCTTCAGAAGTAAATGTCATTCGATATCTGTCGAGCTCCCGATCGCTTTTGGTTGGAACCAGTGGGGGCGAGTTTGCCGTCCGCGCCGGTGGTGCCGACGAGCCGATCACACCGACGAATATTCAAATCAAACGGCAGTCCGCTTTTGGCTCGGCTGATATCCAGCCGGTGCAGGTCGGATCAATGGTGCTGTTTTTGCAACGCGCCTCGCGGAAAATCCGAGAGCTTGCCTATAATTTTAATTCGGACAGCTACGTTGCGCCGGACCTGACCATCCTGGCAGAACATATAACCGAAGGCGGCATCACCGAGCTCGCCTATCAACAGGAGCCGGACTCGATCGTCTGGGCGGTACGCTCCGATGGCGTGATGCTCGGCATGACCTACCGCCGCGAAGAGGAGGTTGTCGGCTGGCATCGCCATATCATTGGCGGCGTGAGTGGTGCCGCAACCGTGACTGTGGCCGACTATGCAAACATCGTCGTTGGCACCGAATTGGTGCTGACGAAGTCGGACGGCACGACGGTGACGTTCACCTCGGAAGCATCCAGCGGCGCTGCGCCGGCAAGCTCTCTGGGCTTCCGGCCTCACTCGTCGAATAATACGACGGCCGACAACATTTTTACTGCGATCAACGCACATGCGGACTTCACCGTCTCGAACCCGCCAGCTGCCGTGGTCACGATCAAAGAGACGGCACGCGCCGGCACAGGTTTTCTCAGCATCTCGTCGAGCGACACGACGCGGCTCGCCGTAACCAGCCAGAGCCATGCCCTGGTTGAATCGATCGCGACGATTCCCGGCGCTAGTGAAGACGAACTGTGGATGACCGTGCAGCGGACGATCAATGGAACGACCAAGCGCACCATCGAATATATTAAGAATTTTGAGTTTGGCTCTGATATTGAGAACGCATTCTTTGTCGACTGCGGCCTGTCATATGACGGCAGTTCCGCAACAACGCTCAGCGGGCTAAGTCATCTAGAGGCCGAGAATGTTGCGATCAACGGCAACGGCGCCACGCAGACTTCGAAAACAGTCGCCTCGGGTGCCATCAGTCTGGACGAAGCTGTAACCAAGGCGCATGTCGGAATCAACTATGCCTCAACTCTCAAGACCATGCGAATTGAAGCCGGCGCAACCGACGGCACGGCGCAGGGCAAGATCAAACGCATCGACGACGTAAACCTGCGTTTGTATCGGAGCGTCAACGCGAAGGTTGGTCCGACGTTAAGCACTCTTGATCGAATACCGTTTCGATCGGGTGCCGATTTGATGGACACGGCAATCCCGATGTTCACAGGGGACAAAGAGATCGAGATGGCGGGCGGCTACGATCAAGACGGGTATATCATTGTCCAACAGGATTTGCCGCTGCCAATGACGCTGCTCGCTATTTTTGCTCGTGTCCAGACATACGATTGAGTTCAAATCAATTCCGTTTGAGCCGGGGCATGCGGAAGATTTGATTGGGCAAGTAGGGGTTACCGAGGCGGAAAAAAAGTATTTGCGCAGCGCGCTGTCGGGCAGGATTTTGGTGAACAGCGCGGCGCATCCGGTAGTACATTATAGCGTCTCGGTGATTAGAAACGGACATTTGCTCGGTGCCGGCGGTATCTTTCCGATCTGGGACGGCGTGGGCGAGGCGTGGGTCTTGCCGGCCGCGCTTGTGCAGAAGCATAAAAGAATGTTCGTTAAATTGATCCGCGAAAATATGGCGCAGATGACAAACGAATTTAATTTTCGTCGAGTGCAAGCGACGGCCCGTGCCGATGCTCCAAAAGCACGGCGGTTTCTAGAGTTCCTGGGGTTTGAGCGCGAAGGCTTTCTTCGAGCCTACGGCCCAGACGGCGCAGATCATGTTTTGTATGCAAAATTAAGTGGAAGATAAGTTATGCCTTATGTAGCAGCAGGAATCGCCATTCTAGGTGCAGTTCAAGCGTCTAAGGGAGCCAAAGCTCAAGCTAAAGGACAAGCTCAAGCCGCACGGTTTAACGCGGCGGTTTCCGACCGAAATGCACTGATGATGGAAGAACAGGCTAGGCAGCGCCTGCTGATCGGTAAAGTCGAGTTGCAAACTCAACAGGAAAGATTTGGTGAATTACAGGCCGGAACTCGGGTCGCCTATTCCAAGGGCGGTGTCGATCTAACAGGTACGGCGCGGCTTGTTATGGAAAAAAATGCGGCCGAGTTCGACGATAATGCCGCGGCATACATGATGGGGGTCGAAAACGAGGCCCAGGAGCAGCGCGAACTGGCCGTCAACGCGCGCATGCAAGGTCAATTGCAGAGAATCTATGCGCGGAACTACATCACGGCCGGCAAGTACAAGTCCGACGCCGCACTGCTTGCGGGTGCTGGGCAGGCCGCTGGGTATTTCGCGTAATGAAGATTCCGACTTATAGACGACAGACCGCGTTTCCCACGGGAACCGGCGCTAGAGCCCTTACCGCGCAGGCCAATCCTGGTGCCTTTGGCCTACCCGGCGCCGCGCAACAGCAGATGGGCCAAACGATCGCTGCCCAAGGGGACCGTGTGTTTCAATGGGTTGAAAAAGAGCGCAAGAAGGAAGAGGCCACGCAGCAGGCAACGAGCGAAAATAATTTTAATGAAAAGTTTGCAACGCTGCGCGCTGATTTGCTCGATGAAGACCCAGCAGTCTGGACAAATACAGACGGCACCCGGCTTTCAGCGCGTGAGCGTGCAAATAAATTTGAGAAGGCCGCGCTGTTTGAAGCGGATAAAATTGCGCAGGGTATTTCTGACCCAAATGTTCGCGCTCGTGCGCTCAGTAACATTCGCAATAAAATCTATGCAGCGATGCCGACGATCCATCAGAATGTTCGCGGGCAGTACACAGATTATTCAACATCTGAGTTCCTCAAATACACAGAGAGCGAAGAGAAAAGATTGGCTAACTTGCCATTTGGGTCACCGGCGACCGAACGCGCGATTGAAGACCACAAGAATACGATCGCTTATATGGGAGACCTCGGGGAATGGGATCAGAAAACTCTCACTAAAATGGAACTCGATAGTCTTGAGCGCATCGACCTGTACCGCTTCCATAAACGCTTTGGTCAAGTCACGAACTCAATTGACGCACGCAGCGTGATTAACGAATTAAATTCCAACATTTATCCAAACATCGGCATCGATAAACTCGATTCCATTGCCGGCACGGCGGAACGCAAAGTCAATTCTCTCCTCGAAAAGGAGCAGAACGCTCTTTTGAGAGAACAGCGCGAAGACGCGGCGAAACAGACAAAAGATGAAGAGGTTGAGTACAACCGATTATATAACGAAATCACAATAGGCCGGGATCAGCTTTTAAGACGAGCGCAGGGAGAGGAACTTGGGACCGACGAAATGGCGGTGGACGTTCCGACCGTTATGGAAATTCGACAGATTTCCGAGCGCAAAATGAGCGTCGAGCGTAAAAAGAAATTAATCGATGCTATTGAAGGCCGTGACGCTGTCCAAAACGAACGAGCGATCGCCTACCTTGAAAAACAGATTCTCGAGTCCGTTGCGCCGCAAGACCATGAGGCGCTGAAAAGGCAAATTGATCAGCTGTATTTTAATGACCGAGGCATAGGCGCTAAAGGTTACGATCGGCTACGGCAGACTTTGAAAGACACAAAAGACGGTCTTCCGTTTGTTGAGCAGCGGAAACGCTACCTTGGCATGCTGAATCGCATATTAACAAAAGCCTCTGTTATGCACGGCCCGTCTGGCGCGGCAAACAACCCTTCATTTGTGGATGTTAATGAAATACAAAAAGCAGCGGCCGAGGAATTCTTTTTAAAACAACTTTACGACGGCGTCCGGCCGCACCGAGCGTTCTATGAAGCAATCGATCGCTTTGTCATTGATTCGCGCCAAAAGGAAATATGGCAGGCGGCAATTAACGGCTTGCCCAGAGACCTGCTTGACGCGATCGGCGGGGTGCGTGGACAAGACTTTAAAGTTAGCCAAGAGCAAATAAGCGCAGCATGGGCGGTGTGGGGAGCGCGGTTTGATACGGAGATTCCAAGCGCAGTTGATGTGAAAGCTGGCGCCGAGCCCTTGAGCATTGATGAGCTCGGCGCGTTGCAGCGGAAAAAAGGCGGCATTACCCAGCGAGAGCGTTTAAACATTAATCAGCTGTATGAAGAAGAGCGGATTCTCAACGGGATTACAGAGAACTTTAACAAGAACCGAACGATGGATGCAGTAAACGATGGCTTGTTATCCGCAGATTATCGCGTCGGTGAAACGCCGGCCCCATTAACTGACCCAATGGATAGTGCCGAGCAAGAAGCGGCGGTGGTTGCGGCAACAAGGGAAATTGAGAGCAACCTCGAAGAGTCCGGCGGTATACTCGAAAATGTTCAACGTAATTTTGAACGGCTTCGCGATTCCATCGCGGGTGGCTCAAGCGACGATGGGCCTGATGCCATTGAACGGGCGAACAATCGCTCGAGCCGGGGAGAAAAGTAATGCTTACCGTTTTGCCAGAAGGAGCCTACACCCAAGGCGGCGCATCCGAATCCGATGTGTTCGATAAGGTACAGCAGCAAAAGGACGATCGTGGCTTTATGGCAAGCCGCACGGCTGCTGTGTTTATGGAGCGCGGCCAAGACCCAGGGATGGCTAGAAAAGCCGACATGCCGCTTCTCGAAAAGGATGCTCCTAAGAATTACGCGGTCGAGGAAAACGAGCTCGTCGCTGACAACAAGCTCCAAGATGTTGATTTGAACACAATGACGGCCGAGGAATTGGCGAGCCGGCCCGGCTTGCTGCTCAACATGGCCGCGCGGACGCTTCACGGATACAAACATCAAACCGGACACTATGCACCAGGGTCGTCATCGAGCAAATTGGCGTTGCCAGTCGCTCCCGATCCCTCTGGCATGGCTGACCCATTTCGCGCATCAGAGCCAGGCGCCACTGATCGGCCAAGGTTTGAAGCGGACATGGCCGAGCTCGCGATCGCCAAGGATCAGATGGATGCCGGCCAATTGCATCAGGAGCAAAAGCAAACAGCTGCCGATGCTATGACAGATGACGATTTTTCGCAGCTTGGTATTGATATCGGCGGACATCTTTATTGGAACGATGTGGCGCAGGGGCTGGCTGTTGCAAACATCGGACAGGTTCCGCCCGAAGTCGACTGGGCGCGACTGTATATTATGCAGCTTTATTCTTCACTGCCTGACGGCACCTGGAAAGGCACCGGCCGCGCCCTCGAAAACATTTTCAGCAGTCCGCTTTCATATGTTGGGCTCGGCAGCGTGGGTGCAATTCGCAACTTGCTCCGCGGTGCGACAACAAAAAGCGTCACCGGCGCGTTGAAAGAAAAGCTTCTCAAGGGTCTTATGGGCAGTGCGTGGAGTGCGACCATCGGTGTTGAGGGTGCTTCCTATGGGGCGATGGCGAGTTACCTCCACCAGCGCCTATTATGGGACGACGAGAGCCAAGGGCCGTTCCAACTCGATGTCGAGCAGATGAAAAACGCAGCCCTTGTGGGCGGCGGTCTTGGCGCTGGTCTTGGCGTTGGAGTAGTAGGCGCCGTTAAAGGTGCGCAGGCTCTTCAAAGAGGAGCAGAGATGTTTTCTACAAGGCAGCGCGTGGGCGCGATGGCTGGTGGTGATGGTAGCGTCACAATGGGGGCCGGCTACCCGTTTGCCGGGGTCGAACACGTTATCCCCACCGAGGCTAACAATGACTTGAGCATGATCCCCATGCTGTACAATTCGGATGTTGCCCCGGTGCCGCCGAAGGGCCAGGCCAAATGGACAAAGGGCGTGTTCGCGACAGACATCGAGCGCCGCGCTAAAGCGTCCGGCCGCTATGTAAAAAAATATGACGATGCGTCTCGGGAGATGATCTCCGATACGATCGTCGATGAAGCCGTTGCCGCGCTCGGCCGCGAAGGCAATTCGGGCAACTGGTACAATGAAAAGATCACCGCTGCCGCTCAGATCATGGAACAAATCCACCCAGAAATGACGCCGGGAAGCACACCGGAGGGTCTGTTCAAACTGGGGTTGGCAATCACCAGCAACGGCTCGAAGGTCGATTATAATTTACGGGCGGCAGAACATATCTACAGCGTTTTCAAAGATACCGGCCATTTTCCAGATGACTTAAAATCATTGGAAGCCGCGGTCGGTGGATTTGGTAAAGAGGGACCAACTTTGGGGCTTCAGATGAGGCGCGCCAATGGCTTGATTGATGACCTGGAATCAGACGGTTTTGTGCAGTTTCTAAATATGCCAATATCTGTTCGCGACCTTAAAAAGCTGGGGTTTGATATTAGTGGCGAAGGTCAAGACTACATGACCCACGGCTCGGCTATATTTGGGCCGAAGATCGGTGGCGGGTTTTACCAGAACCTGATCGGCAATTTTGAGCCAGTCACATTTGACCGCTGGTGGATGGGTTCATGGGGTCGTTGGACCGGCCGTGCGGCGGAAACAGCGACAAAAGCAACCAAGGCCAAACAGGTCGTTAGATTTAGAGCGGCTCTTGGTGACAAAGCGCCCAAGACCGACAGGGCTGTTATTGCTGCCGCCAAGCGGAATCATAAAATATATGTGAAAAACGGTTTCCAGCCGCGCACCGAATTCAACAAGGCTGCGCAGCGTGTCGCTGAGTCTCACACGCTACGGATGCGCGAGATATCGAACCTTACGACAGAGCGCGCTTTCATGCGTGAAACAACTAGAAGCGCTGTTGAAAAAATGCGCGCTTTAGGGCATGATGTCACCCCTGCTGATCTCCAAGCTACGGTCTGGTATCCAGAAAAAGAACTGCATGGACACCTCGGAATCGGCAAGGGTAGGCCGGATATTGATGATTACGAAGCAGCCGCATTAAAACTGTTTGAGGAGTTGCAAAGTGCCGGAGGACGTTGAAGAGCAAGACGGGAGCATGCCGCATGAGGAGCATCCCGATGAAAATACCCTTGCCACCATGTCGGACGCCGAGTTTGAGGCATTCCGCGTGAACCTTAAAGCCTTCCTCAACAAGGGCGGGTCAAACGCCGCGAACTAAACGAATAACCTACATATTGAAGATTGAAGCCCGCCTTTCGGCGGGTTTTTTATTGGGAAAATTGCATGTCCTTGAAATCTAATCCAGAAGCGCTGTCGAACATCTATACGGTGGAACCGGCTGCGTCAGACCCTTTCACCGCGCCGAGCGTGGCGCAAGGCGGGGAGGAGTTTGATGTCGCTGGAGGGTGGGGCCAATTTGCTGGCGATGCCGCATCGCTCATCGTTTCGCCGCTTAACAGACGCACCGGCAAAGCACTCGCGACGGCTTCTGAGCGTTACGCAGCAAAGATCAAACGGCAGGCTGAGCTCGAAAAGACCATTGAAGCGGCCGGTACGGACAAGGCTGGAAAATTACAAGCTGAATTAAATATCGAGACCCGCTATGACATCCACCAGGTTGATGATGGTTTTGATGTTGTCGATGTTGCGACCAACACCGTTTTAGCCAAATACACGACCGAAGCAGAGGCGCGCAAATTCCTTGTGAGCACGCAAGGCGAGGCTATGGATTTGGGGCCGCAACAAGCGCGCCGCGCTGAAGTCGAGGAACCCGCTGCCCAGCCAGGCCCGCTGCCTGCCTCACCCGAGGACATCCCGGCCGGTCAGAGAATGGGACCGGAGCGCGACCCGATCGATCTGCCTGGAGAAGAGGCTGCGACGGTAGCGGAAGCCGCCGCCCGCCGGCAACCCGTCAAAGACGACCCTTATGCCCAATGGGTAAGTCTCGACGACGATGCGATCAACATTGCAGCTGAAGGCATTTTCAACAGGCCGGAAGCAGTTGACGGCATGATCGGCAATGTGCGTGTCGTCGGCAAGCTGGGCGATACCAAGATTGTTGACGAGGGCCATGTTTACGGCCTGATTGAAAGCACCGGCGCCGCCATGAAAGCGCGGCTTGATAAGCTTGGCGTTGAAGATGTGCAGCGAATATCCAATCAGGAAACGGAGCGCCTTGCCAACATCCTGGGTCAAAACCCAAACAAATTGGTCGAAAAACTTATGCAAGGCCGGTTTAATCTGGGCGTGGCAAACCAAGGCCAAATTGCCGCTACCATGCATGCCGCAAAGTCTCTTTTGGTTGCCGAGATACGCAAGCTCGATGAGCTCTCGGAGACCGCGCTCGGCCTCAAGGGCGCGCATCTCGTTTCCGACCAGGCGCGCTACGCTTGGGTGCGTCAAAACGAATTGGTTGCAAATCTGAAACGCCATTACCTTGGTGTGCGATCGGACATTGCGCGTGCGCAGCAAATCAATCGCATGCCTGTTGCCGATGCTCGTCTGACTGTTGCAGAACAGGAGCAGATGATTGCCCGGAACTTCAACCATCACGTCGATGAACTCGGCGGCGCTGACGTTGTTGACGAAGCAATACAAAATTATCACGCGCTCAAAGACAATTTGCCTGCCCGCCTCGCCTACGGCACGCAGCTTACCCGATTGCAAAAGTGGGCCGATGCCGCCCATGAGGTGTTCATTATGAACCTCCTCTCGGGTTGGTTTACACACGTCAAAAACATGGCCGGCGGCGTTGCGGTCGTGGTTGGAGACATCGGCGAGACAGCTGGAGCCGCAACGCTGCAACTGCCGCAGGGCGCGCTGGGCCGGCCACGCAGTGTGACATATGGTGATGTGTCGGCAAAATTGTTCGGTCAGATTATGTCTGCGCGTGAGGCACTGGTCGCTGGGGCTCGTTCGTTCTGGCTGCGCGAGGAGCCTCGAGGCATGGAAATGACTATCACTGGTGAGACCAAGCACAACTTTGGCCCAATCCGGCAAGATGCTTTTTCTGCTCAAGCGATGGAGCTAACGGGTTTTTGGGGTGAGGTTGTTGATTGGGCGGGTCAGGTGCTGACGCTGGGTCGAGCGCCGACCCGGATGTTGATGGCCGGTGACACAGTTATGAAGACCGTCGCGTATAAAGGGGCTTTGTATGAAGAAGCCTACCGCCAGGCGCGGCTCAAGAATTTGCAGGGCGATGCTTTAGGGGAGTTTATCGCCGAGTTTGTTTTCAATCCCTCTCTCGAGGCAGCAACAGCGGCGAAGGATTTTGGTAAGTACGTTACCCTGCAAACAGATATGCACGGCGCTTTAAAGAACCTTCAAAAAGTCGCCAGCAACCGTTTTGTCCGCCTTATCATCCCGTTCTTCAAGACACCAACTAACGCAGTTATATTCAACTTCGAGCGCTCGCCGGCGGCTCTCATCTTAAAGCGCTACCAGGACGCCCAGCGTGAAGGCGGCGCGGCCGCAGCAAAAGCAAATTCGCGTGCTGCGCTTGGCACTGCGCTGATGATGTATATGGCGCTGGAGTGGGACAAAGACAGCTTTACCGGCAACTTGTCTTCAAACCCTGGCGTGCTTGCGGCTTACCGTCGGATGGGCAAGGAGCGCAACTCGCTGCGCATCGGAGATTACCACTACAACCTCAAATTTTTCGAACCCTGGTCGACAGCCCCGACACTCGTGGCGAGCACGATGGAGATTGTGTCTCATCCCGATGTCAGTGATGATGATGCGTTCGAGATTTTGGGTACAGTAGCCGGCGCGCTCGGGCAGAGCGTTACCAACAACACGTTTATGTCCGGCCTCTCCATGCTGATCAATGTGATGGAGAATCCCGATCGCCACGGTGAGCGCTTTGCGTATAACTATATGCGCGCGGCCATCCCCGGCTCGTCAGCGCTCAACGAGTTCCGGCGTGCGATCGATCCTCTCAAGCGTTTAAAGACCGACTACCTCGATGTGCTGAGAGCTCGCCTTCCGGGTTTATCGGAAGATTTGCCGCCGGAAAGAAACCTGTGGGGGCAGGAGCAAATTCCGCACAGATGGCGCACGGCGCATAAACCGAATCCGGTTGATCTCGAGGTCGTGCGTCTAAATTTGAACTTGCCGAGGCAGCACCCGACGGTCATTGGCGAAATCAGACTTTTGCCAGACGAGCTTGATTGGTTTCACAAGAAAGCCGGCGAACTCGCATATGATATGCTCGAGGCGCTGATTAACCCAAAAAGCAAAAAGGCACCCTACGTCGATGGAAGAAACGTAGGCATAAAGACGTGGAACAAGTGGCGGCGCGATTACGCGCAGAGCAAGGCGCTCTCGGAAGCCGGCGACGATATTGCAGAAGAGGAATGCAAAAGCATGATCCGCGCCCATTTGCTGCTGGCGCAGAAAATTACTGTCGGCGAATTGCTTGTCCACCCCAAATTTGGACCGAATATTGCGAAGCACAAACGTGATGTCGAAGCGCATGTAGATGCACAGAGGATGCAACGATTGCTGAACGCTGGATCGATTGGAGTAAGTGAATAATGACCGTATCAACCACCACACTGAAGGCGACATTTTCCGGCAATGGCTCGACCACCGCCTTCGCCTATTCATGGAAAGTCTTCGCCGAGACTGAGCTTACTGTCATAGTGCGAACGACCGCGACAGGTACTGAAAGCGTGCGCACGATCGGCACCGGCAGTACAAATTACGCTGTCAGCGGCGTTGGCGAAACCAGCGGCGGTAACGTCACCTTTGTGACGGCGCCGACCAGCGCAGAAACCATCGTGATCTTGAGAAGCACGGGGCTCAGTCAAGGGACCGATTATCAGCCCGCGACGACCTTCCCGGCGCTCAGCCACGAGGACGCGCTCGACAAGCTCACCCACATCACTCAAGAGATCGATGAGGAGCTCGGCCGTAGTTTCAAAGTTTCGCGATCGGTGACCGATTTAACGACGCCGGAATTTACCGACGACGCGGATACCCGCAAGCTCAAGCTGCTTGGCTTTAACAGCGACGGCACCGCCCTAGAGGCGACGACAGGCCGCGTGAGCACGGTTACCGTGTCCAACGTCGCGACATCCTCTGGCGCGCCTGGAACGGCTACAGCGGCCTTCACGACGGCATCTGGCGCTTTGGCACTGGGCATCCCGATCGGCCAGACCGGCATGGCTGGCGGCATCTCGATGCAGTACAGCACGACCACCGCCGACGCCGATCCTGGCGCCGGCATTATCAGGCTAAACAATACCAGCCTAAATTCGGCGACGATCATGTATGTCGACGATTCGGATGGCACCACCGACATTTCTGCCTGGGTGCAAAGCTGGGATGACAGCGATGGCGCCAACCGGGGCATCATTACGATCGCCGGCAATCCAAATACGGCATCGCCAATCGTGACGTTCAAAGTAACGGGCGCTGTGACCGATGCCAGCGGCTATACGAAAATCCCCGTGGCCTATCTCGCCGGCAGCACGTCCATCAGCAACACCGCCGAGATATCGCTGGCGTTCAGCCCCGCTGGTAGCTCGGGCGTGCCGGGTGGCTTGGGCCTTAAATATTCCACCACTACGACCGATGCCGACCCTGGCGCCGGGTATATACGTTTCAATAATGGCACCCTGTCGAGCGCATCAATTTGTTACATCGACGACGCTGACCTTGCTGGTGCGGATATTTCCGGGCTCGTGCAAAGCTGGGACGATAGCACCAATACGTCGTTGCGCGGCACGATTACGCTCACCAAAGAAACCAACACAGCAGTTTGGGCGACCTGGAACATCACCGGCGCCGCGACGAACGCTTCCGGCTATACCAAGCAGGCTTTAACTTATGTAACAGGCACGGGCTCGTTCTCGAATGACGATCTCGTGCGCCTGACGTTTAGCCGCACCGGAGATCTGGGCGCGACCGGATCGACAGGATCGACTGGCTCGACCGGATCGACCGGCGCCACGGGCAACAGCGCTGGCCTGCTTATGGCCTTTGAGACGACGACCACAGACACAGATCAGGGTGCCGGGAAGGTATGGCTCAATCATGGCACGCCTAGCTCGGCCACCGTCGTTTATATGGATGATGTCGAGGCAGGCGGCGCCAGCATCAACACCCAGGTAGACAGTTGGGACGACAGCACCACGACAAGCCTTCGCGGCACGATCTCAATTTACAAGAACGCCGCGCCGGAAAACTTTATGATCTACAACGTGACCGGCGCAGTTACATCGGCTTCGACGTACTCGAAAATTGCCTCAACATTCGTTCAATCGGCCGGCACGATATCCGACGGCGACGCCGTCAGCGTCCAATTCGTTCGCACGGGAAATGCCGGCGGCGGCATGTCGTCCTTCACAATGAGCGACGGCTCGACGACGCAAGATGTCGAGAACGGAGAGACGCAGACTTTCGCGGCTGGAGAGGCTTTAGACGTGGCGGTAAGCAGCACCAACACAGTCACCTACACCGCCGAGGACGCCAGCGTCACAAATAAGGGCGTTGCGGAATTAGCTACCATAGCCGAGACGGTGACCGGAACCGACTCTGGACGGGTTGTCACGCCCGCCGGTTTGCATGGTGCGCTGGCTGGCTTAACGGATACAACAATTACAGCAAGCGATGCCATCATATTTTCCGATGCCACAGACAGCGGAAATCTCAAGGAAGATACAGTCCAAGGTATCCTTGATCTGGCTGGTGGGGGAGCTACTGTTTTAATTGCGTCCATCACTGCGTCCAATGCTGCGAGCGTTGATTTCGATAGTGGTCTGAGTTCTACATACAAAAACTATCTGGTTGTTGGAACAGACATCAGACCTGCCACGAATGGCTCTTATTTGTGGGCGCGCGTCAGCACCGATGATGGCTCAAACTGGGACGATGGAGCGAGTGATTACCAATGGCAGATTTCTGGTTATGCCTCCGGTGCAGCCAGACCAGTGTATGATTTTGCAGACAATCAGATGGTTATGGGTCCAACGGCGGCTTACACAGGAATGGGCAACGCCGCCGCATCAAGCTCGCTCTTACAATTCTGGATTGGCAACCCAAGCAGTACAGCTAATTACAAAACCTGCGTTTGGCAACACGGCGGCCAAGCCTTCAGCACAGGCGATGAGCCGTTTTTCATGCATGGTGCTGGCTACCGCGACGCCACCGCAGCAATAAACTCCGTTCAGTTTCTAGCAAGTTCAGGAAACATCAGCGGCACATTTAATCTCTACGGATGGAAGGACAGCTAATATGGCACGACATGCAGCAACCATGACCGGCAATGTTGCTCTCTCCGACGCGCGCGAGGCTATTCGTGACGCTGAAGAAGCGGCGTGGACTGCCGGTGTAAATGATAGGGCGATGGCGGCTCTCCGCAATAAGCGCACTAGGCTGCTGACTGAGACTGACTTTTGGGTTTTGCGTGGTTCGCCCACGGATGCACAGACGGCTTACCGCGCAGCACTGCGAGACCTACCGGCGAACACGGCTGACCCAACCAATATCAGCTGGCCGACGCCGCCCGAATGATGACTAATTTTTGCTAACCCACAGGCCGCGCAAGCGGCCTTTTTTAATGGAGAAATTATGAGAATTTTCAACTGGATCAAAGACCGTGCGATCGAACCGTCTACCTGGGCGGCTGGCGCCGTCGCGTGTGTGGCGGTCGCATTTTTGGTAAATAATTTCTGGGTGGCCGTGGCCGGCCTCGTAGCCTCGGCCGGCGCCGTAATCCTGCGGGAAAAAGGGATCATTTAAGGAGATCAACCATGAAAGCCGTCAGCTTTATTGCAGCGCTAATTCTGCTGCTGCCAACCATCGCCTTCGCGGGCGATATCTCAGCGCCACAGCACGTCCAGCAGAAGCACGAGGAAATGCTCTATAGTACAGTCCTTGTGCGATTGGGCGGCGGCTCTGGTTCTGGCACGGTTATTCATTCCGCGCAGAATGAAGAGCGCGCATATGAGAGTTTCATTCTGACGAATTGGCATGTGATCCAGAGTTACGTCAAAATTACGAAGGTTTGGAACTCAGAGAAAAACGAACACGTCGAGACCGAGAGTAGACGGCCGGTCAATGTCGATCTCTGGGAATACAACGATTACTCGACGGCAGTCGGAACGATAGGCCGGTTGGCCGACATCGTGGCCTACGACAAATCCCGTGACCTCGCGCTGCTCAAGGTGCAAGACGAAGAGCGGCCAATGCCCTACGTCGCGACGATGTACCCGGAGGACGCAGATGATGGCCCCTGGATATTTCAGACTGTCTATGCCGTGGGTGCTGGATTGGGGAAGCCGCCCTTTCCAACAATGGGCCTACTCGCAGGGTTTGGCAGGGATCAAACCGGCAACGCGCTTTATTTGTCCAGCAGTCCAATTATCTACGGAAATTCTGGTGGCTCCCTTTTCGTTCTCTCCTCCCGAAACCAGTACGAGCTTATCGGTGTGCCTTCGATGGTGAGCGCATATGGCTGGGGCAGCGTTGTATCGCATATGGCGTGGTCGAGGCCGATTTCGGAGATCAGACTGTTTCTCAGACAGGCTGGGTATGGAACACAAATTCTTGGTGATCCAATCGAGGAACCGGAAGCGGTGGAGGATAACTAATGCTTGGTGCTTTGATCCCCAGCCTGTTGCCCATCATCGGCGATGTCATCGGCCGCTTTTTGCCCGAGGACAAAGAGGCCGCGGCCAAGGCTAAGCAAGAGATCGAGCAGCAACTCACTACGCACCTGGCGCAGATTGACCTGGCGCAGCTTGAGATCAATAAGGCCGAGGCGTCTCACCGCTCCATCTTTGTGGCCGGCTGGCGCCCGTTCATCGGTTGGTCATGTGGCTTTGCTTTAGCCTACACATACGTCATCCAGCCGATCGCCGTTTTTGCCTTGGCGCAAAGCGGCTACCTCATCGACCTCCCCACGCTCTCCATGAGCGAGATGATGCCGGTACTGATGGGCATGCTCGGACTCGGAGGCCTCAGAACCTTCGAAAAATTCAAGCACGTTTCGAAATGACCTATGGATTTAACAATCCTCAAAAGTCTAATTCCTCTAGTTTTGGCCTGCACCGGAGGGTTGATTGCACTCGTTCGGTTGCAATCCCGGTCGGCTGAAAATTCAAAGCAGCTCGACATGCTGACCAAGGACGTGCACCGCCTCGAGAAGGAAAGTGACGTGGTCATTACACTGAGTGCCAAGATGGACGTCGCCGAACGCCAATGGGCAGAATTGTGGGTGAAGTTTGACACACTGGACAAAAATTTTAACGCAACGATGGAACGCCACCGCGATCGGCTCGATACATTGCGAGACAAGATAAACGGAGTGAAATGAGTATACAATTTCCAATCGAGGGAATCCTCGACAACCTCAAAATTGAGGAGGGTTACCGCACCCGGCCATATGTCTGCACGGCGGGTTATTTAACCATAGGGTATGGGCGGAACATCGATCAGGCCGGTCTCGGCATCAGCGAGGAAGAGGCAGCCTATTTATTGAAGAACGACGTGATCCGCACGATCGACGAAGTACGCAGAAAATACCCCTGGTTTGACGATTTGAGTAAGGCCGCGCGCGAGGTAACCGTCGAACTCGCCTTCCAGCTGGGCGCGCCTCGTCTCGCCTTATTTAAGAAGATGCTGGCCGGGCTCCAGGCTCACGACTATGACGCGGCGGCTTCTGAGCTCCTCGACAGCAAGTTTGCGCGGCAAGTGCCGGCACGCGCCAATCGACTGTTTGAACGACTAAAGGCGGGTTCGTGAAGAGGCTATCGTCGGACGAGTTACGCGAAGCTCTCAAGGCGGTCTCCGCTTATGGGAGTATCACCGCAGCCGCGGAAGCGCTTGGCGTGCCGCGTAGGACGTTGTCGAGCCGTCTGTCAGCGGCAAAATTGCGCGATGATGAGCAGTCAACTGACGCCGCGGCCGAGCTACCCGAGTTCCCCGACGACGATATATCGGTCAGCGAAATTCTCGACAACATGGAGCGGCGCTTCGAAAAGCGGATCGCCGCCCAATCCGCCCGCGATTGGTATGAAGTCAAGATCAAGGGGAACGAGCCGATCGGACTCTGCTTTGTTGGCGATCCACATATTGATAGCAATGGTTGCAACATCCCGCTGCTACGCCGTGATTTGGAGATCATGTCCAGGTCTGGCATGTTCGGCGTCAATATCGGCGACACGACCGATGGCGACTGGCCGGGACGGTTGATGCGATTGCATAGCCAGAGTGACACCAGCCTCGACACCGCTCGGCGCCTAGCCAACTATTTGCTAAACGACAGCGGCGTCAACTGGCTCGCGTGGATTATGGGGAACCACGACAGCTGGGGCGCGGATGCCGATTTGATGCGTGCTAGAAACATCAAGCAGATTCCCATGTCCGATTGGATGGCGCGCTGGCAGCTTGTCTTCCCCAACGGCCGCCGCTGCAAGATCATCTCGAGCCACAGTTTCAAGGGCCACAGTATGTGGAACCTGCTGCATTCAAATCAGCGCGCAGCGACAACCACGGCCGAGGCTCATATATATGCGTCGGGCCATTTGCATAACTGGGCGATCCATCAGGAAGAGAATGCGCACCGCGAATTCATTTACTGGCTGGTGCGGAGCCGCGGATACAAATATATCGACGAGTATGCCGATCGCCTCGGCCATGCTCAGCAGCAACACGGCGCGACAATCTGTGCCGTGATCGACCCCCAAACCGATAGCGAGACGCGCTTTGTTCAGTGCTTTGCCGACCTGGCAGAAGCCGCAGAGTACCTGGAATGGAAACGGTCACGCTCCTAAAGTATCATCCGATCGGCAGTCTGATCCCAGCGGGCTGGCAAGTCGTCCAGCCGGTGCTCCAAACGCACCATAGCCGGCATGCGATTCTGATCGAGAAATGTTTTTGCGACAGCTTGGCAGACGAACAGTCGCAAAACCAGTCGCAACCTGGTCGCGAAACAGTTGCAATCCCACAAGATCAAGTGTAGTCACTCGCTTGCACGTTTTGGCAGCACCGAATTGATGCGCTTGATTTAATGGATATGCAGGGTCATATTGCGGTATGCTAAATCATTGATTTAGTGGACTGTAAATCTGCCCTCATTAGAGTACGAAGGTTCGAATCCTTCCCCCTCCACCAGGCGCTAATTGCCGGCTGGCGGGTGGATAATTCGGCCGCTAATGGTGAAATAGGGGGCTGAACGAGATTTTTCGGCGGGTGTAGCTCAATGGTAGAGCTCCAGCCTTCCAAGCTGGTCACGTGGGTTCGATTCCCATCACCCGCTCCAGTTACGCTGGATTAAGCCTTTTAAGAGAGGCGGTTCCGGTGAAAAAATAGGCGGCGCGGCTCCTTGAGCGGCGACGTCAACGACTTGTTGGAATATAGCTCCGTATAAGAGAGCGCTATTTAGGACGTAATGAAATGGCCAAAGTAAAGTTTGAACGCACCAAGCCGCATTGCAACGTTGGCACGGTTGGGCATGTTGATCATGGTAAGACGACACTGACGGCGGCGATCACCAGGGTTTTAGGTGAGGCTGGCGGTGCGG